TGCGTTACAGGCGCTCCGGTCAAGAAACAAACATTGCTTTAGAAATCAACACTTAGTAACATGGCGGCAGGCTTGAAAATCCCCGTGTCGGCGGTTCGATTCCGTCCCCGGCCACCATTTCCAAGCCTTCGCAACAGCAGTTGCCCGGAATTTGCCCGGAAATCTGGAGGCCAAAATGTACAATTCCCTATCGAACTTGCCGCCCCTGACTGCCGAGCAAATCGAGCAGAACGAGCGATGCCAAGCGCGAGCCTATGGCATGCAGCGCATGGACGGATGGATCGTGTGTAGCGGACGAAAGATCGTGTCCGAGATCCTCCCCGACCTAGAGGCCGCTCGCGATAAGAGCGCCGAATGCATCGTGCTAGGCATGCATGACGTGTCCATACATCACGTAGGCGGCCCGTACGGTCAGTATTAACTAACCGTCCGCCAGTGACTCCGCGCCCACCGCTCGACGTGCCGCTTGGCCTGCTCGACGGAGCCGGCGTAGCCCCATAGGTCGGGCTTACCCTTGCGGCTGATCTTGACCGAGTACAGCCCATCTAGGTGCCCCACGCACTCCCCGATCACCGCGAAGTTGGGACCGCCCGCATCGCGAAGGTGGGCATACCATGGAAAGCCGCCACGGAGGTCTTTCCAGTAGATCGGCGGGCAGGACATGCGCTGAGGATAGCGCCCAGGTTATCGGCTGACGCAAGCAAGACTGCTCGGCCTGCCGCCAGAACCCCGGGGCGATTCCAAAGTTAAGTCGGTCGATTCGATAGTTATGTAGGCGGATGCCGGCAGAAAGCGTCAGGTATTTAGGGCCTTTCGCACAGCCGCTTCCCACGCTTTGCGCTCGTCAGGTGTGGGGGCGGCCGCCTCCAATGCAGCGACGCGCCCACGCAACGCCACGATCTGCCGATAGCCAAGGCCGGCAGCGGCCAGGAGAATGAGTAGAACAGCCCCGGCGATCACGGCAGCGGCGCCCGCGAAAGGACGATGCGCTCGCGTGCCAGCTTAGCGACATAGCTTGCAGCCGTCGGAGAAACCAGTCCGGTATAAGACTGCTCAAGGTTGCCCGAACCGTCATCGTTGTAGATCCGGTGCAGATTGGTCAGCATGCCTGCGCTATAGAGCCGCTGGGCCTGCGTGAACAGGGAGTCGGCCAGCGTGGCGTCCGTGCCAGCGCTCACCGAAACGCCGACGATGAAGGTTGTCAGCATCGCGAGGTCGTCAGGGTTCACATTGGCGAGGAAAGTGTTGTAGTCGGCTGGTGCGGGCATGGGTACTCCTTAGATCCCTAGAGTGGCGAGTTTGGCGGCGGTGTTGATCTGACCCTGTAGTGCGTCAGCGAAGCTCTGTGCAACCAAGTCAAGGCAACCCTGTTGGAACGTGTAGCCGAGGCCAGAATCCAGGTCGTAGTAGCCGGCACCTATTGCGGCAGTCGCGGTGGGTGCGCCATGCCCGGAAGTCCATCCTTCGGGAAGGTTGTCTGCGGTCAATGTGGTTTGTGACGCGGGTGAGTAGCGGCACCATCCGTCATAGAGGGTATGCGTCCCGGCCATGACGCCGGAAAGTTCGACTGTGCGCGTGCTATCCAGCGTGGCGATTGGCGCCATTGTGGAAGGGTCAAGCACGGGCGTTCCGTCCGTATTGATCTGGAAGGCCCAGCCAGTCAGCACGAGCGTGCTGCCGTCGTTGCTCACCTTGTCCAGTACAACGCGGGCATAGCCGGCGCTGATCTCGTAATCCAGCACGGGCTTTCCGGCCGGCCGGTTGGGAATCGTGTCGATACGCGTCGCCATGGCTACCTCAAGGCTTTAGGTTGTGATGCGAGAAAAGGCACGTTGGGTGATCCCCCACCCAATAGAAGTCGTTCTCGCAGGTGATGTGCTGGACCCACTGCTCCGGGATGTCGTCTACGCGCTCGATGAGCCCGGCTGAGGCGCCTTCAACAGTCAATTGGTTAAGGACGTATCGTGCCGCATCGGGCGCCAGCACCGAGCCGCCTAGCACCAGGCCAAGCGGCGCGCTACGCGAGCACGACAGGGCGCGTTCCTCGCCAGCCACGACGCGCACGCAGGGCTGCCACTTGCGTTCGGAGTAAATGACACATCCCCATTCGCCGTTCACCTTGAGGATGAAATCGCCTGCACGGATGCTTCCCGCGCGGACGAACTCCTGCCCGGAAGATGTTTTGCGGATTACCCACGCATCGACCACGGGGCAGCCACCCGTCCCGCCGCCGCCACTTGATCCGCTAGTTGGGATCGTCACCTGCCCAGCCACAACGATGTCATCGTAGGTCTGTAGGAGCGTGTTGACGTTGCTGGTCGCCTGCCAGGTCTTGGCGCCACCCGTGCCGCTCGCGTCATGGGTATAGATGTTGTACGTGCTGCTCTGACTGAGCCCGGTAACCGCATTGCTTACGGCGCTGTACGACACCGACGCCGCGCCCATGTAGTAGGTAAAGGCGTTGACAGATACGGCGCCAGCCGAGGTCGCCGTCAGAGCCGTGGCGCTGCGCACGGCGCCATAGTTGAGCGTGAGCGAATTTGGCGCATTGAGCTGATTACCGAGCTTCGCTCCGCTGCCAGCCACGCGAACGTCGTTGACCGTGACCTGCACGAAGTTGAAAAGGGAGTAGTACGCCCCGCCGCCCGCGCTATGCAGCGTGGCCTGCCCCACCGCTGCGCCAGAAGGAACCGTTCCAGAGGCAACCAAGGGCGTCCATGCGGCAGCGGTCACTGTCGACGTGGTGATCTGCCCGACGAAGCTGCCTGTTGAGCTATAGAAATTGACTTGCAGGCTGGTCGCTGCACCGCTCAAGGCATTAACAAGCCCGGATATCGAAATCTTGTCGCCGACGACTACTGGAAAAGACTTGGCCGTGTCGACGCTGTTTGCGGCGCCCGAGGTGGTCTGCAACACGAGGTAATTAGTGCCCACCGATGGGGCCGGTGAACTCGACTGCGAATAGATCGTGCAACCAGCGCGCGCTACCCATCCGGGGACCGTGAAAGACCCAGCCGTGGCAACCTGGAACAAGGCGTTATCGATGTCCCACGCCGCACCTGATCCGACCGACTGCATGCGCCTTACGAACGTTGGTCCATCCGGCACCTCATCCAGGCTAGCCGGAAGCGCCGCGATGGTGCAGCTGGTTGCGCTGAAGTATCCAGAGGTGTGGCTGTCGTACTCGATTTCGACAATGGCGCGAACGGCGTTCGTCGGCGCAATACCCGTCACGCGGCTGACGCCCTGGGAGAAGTAGTTACTTCCCGTGTCGGACGTGCAGATGGTCACGCCTTGTGTGCTGTTCGTGATATATGCGCCGGACTTGTCGTACCAGCCGATGCGCGCGTAGGCACGGGAGCCAGCGTTAGCTCCGACCGAGCGAAGGCCCACTGTCACTGTAACAACCTGCCCGGTCTTCACAGCGATGCCGCCGCCGGTGTTGTGAGCGCAGGTGGTCGTCTGCCCGGTCACGCCCTTGTGCAATAGATACGTGCCGGTGCTGGCATCGGGGCTATTGGAACCCGTCTCCCGATACCACTCGCCGCTGCCGGCCGTGTCGAACGTCCAGCCTGAGGTATCGGTGACGAACTTGGGGTTGTAGACCGGCGTTCCGGTGACGGCACCCGTGACATCCGCGCCATCGGCCGGCTTATTACCGTCGTTTACCACCTGTCCCCAAGTGCGAGGCGGAGAGGTGATGATGAAGGGCGACGGGAGTGAGGTATCGCCCTGCACCGGCTCCAACTGCCAAGCCTCTAGCCAGTAGGTCGCACCTACAACGGTGTTGAGCGTGAGCGTGAGCGTGGCGGCGGTGGATGCGTCAGCCGTCAGGTCATAGTTGCCGTACAGCCGCGACCACGTGAGGGCGGTTACGGGGCCGCTGATGTCGTCGCTATAGGCATTGGCAGCAGTAGCGACCGCAAGCGTGCCCGAGAGGCTGGCTTGATCGGTCCGGCAATAGAGCGAAGCAATCCACTTCCAATAAGGATGGATTGTGGCGGGGTATCCGGTCGCCGCCAGCGTCAGAACGATTTGCGTTCCTGTCGCTACCAGCTTGATCGACGCTACGCCGAACTGCGCGTTAGCGTTATCAAGGGACGCTGTAGCGCCCGTAAGGCGAAGTCCCGGAAGCGCCGTTCCATCGTAGACGCTGTATTGCGTAGGGATCGCATTAACGCCGGTCGTGTATCCAGCGGCACGAATGGCGGACAGCATCTCCTGCATGCGCTGGATGAAGCGCGACCAGTCCGCTTGCGTCTGCGGGAGATTAGCGGGCAGGACCGTGGTAGGCTGCTGGGGAGCCTGGTTGGTCGAAATTTGGCAGCCCATAGGTATCCGAAGGAGGTTTTATGCGCACGGCAAAGCGGCGCCTGATGACTGGCGCATCGGTTTTCGTGGTGTTTGTGGCAATGGCGTTGATGCCCCTGCGCGCGTTCTCAGCGCAGGTCTATCTGCCCAATAACAACCAGTGGACAGGCGAGAATATGTATCAAGGCGCCACCTTGATACTTGCCTATGACGACGGGAATGCCCGGACCTTCACGCCCGAACAGGTCACGCTGTTTAACATGGCATCCGGCTGGTTTAGTGGCGCGGGGCAGGCTGCCGCTGCCATGTCTTTGCTTAATCAAACGCCTCGCGGCGGCCGGTGCCGGATGTACCTAGAGCAGCTATCGCTGGTTGACGTGGCCCGCAAGTACGCCACCTACTGGACAAAGCACCCGGACGAACACGGCAAGGCTTCCTTGGCTATCCTCATCGCCTCGATGTACGAGGGGCATCCCTGCAATTAGGGCTGGTGCGTGACTTGCGGTGCGGAATAAGCCGCCTGCTGCTGCGTAATGCGGCCTAGAGCCTTGGCTAGTGTCGGGTTCTTGGCCGCCAGCTTGTCCAGCTCATCCGCCATCGTGCGCGGGTTGAGCATCAACTTCTGGACGGCATCGAATACGCGCGAATTGGCGACACTGGCGAGCTTCTCTGCCCCGAGATAGCCGCCCACCGTGCCGATGCCGGGCACGACGCTACCCAAAGCGGCGCCCACCAACTTGCCAGCCGGTCCGCCGCCGTTGAAGTTGCTTCCGTATAGCTTGGACGCCAGCCAGCCGCGCGCATTGAGGTTGTAGTCGGTATCCGATCCCGGTGTGCGCACAGAGTTGGAGACACCCTCGCGCTGCAGATCCTTCTGGACATTGCCCAGCGCATCCTGCGCCTGTGGGGAAAGCGGGAACGGGCCTTTGTTAGCCTGGTTGAGTGCGCTGTTGTAGCGGCTCAGCGTGAGAACAGGGCGCTGGTCAGCACCGAGGCCCACAGAACCAAGGCGATCCAGAATGCCAGACGCGGCTCGCTGGTCGGTGATTGGCTGGGACGCTCGTGCATACGCCCCCAGGTAATTAGCATACCCCGGTGCGACTCGGTCGATAGCCTGGACAAGCGAATCATTGGCGCTCCCATAGGCCATGCCGTTTTGGCCGCTGGCCTGACGGGCTAGTTTACCCGTTTCCTGGCGCACTGCATCCAATAGATCCGTGCCCACCAGCCCATTGATATTCTGGCTGCCTTGCACGCTTGAAATGAGTGAATCCAACGTGTTTGCCCGCTGCGGATTAACGCCGAGCGGGCCATAGCGCAGTGTCTTGAGGGTTTGCAGGACGCCCGAGGGATCAACCATGTTGCGGTTGATGGCACCGGTCGCCGCATGGAAGGCATCTTGCGCCTTCTTGCTGGTGACCGAATCGCCCAGATCCTTCAACTCGGCTAGTGCGTCATCCTCCTGCATGGCGCCGCTTCGGACCTTGGCGGCGATCTTGTTCGCCTGCGACAGCGCGTCGAAATCGCCCGAGGACATACGCCCAGGGTTATCCACCAAGGTCTGGAAGGCATCTTGCGCACCCTGCCAGCGCACGCCCGGCTTGGAGTCGGTGAGGTATTGCGACACGAAGGGGTCGATAGCCGTACGGCGAGCATCCTGCGCCGCCTGTAGCGTCTGCGGCGTGCCGGCGACGTTCTGGATGGCGTCCAGTCGAGCCTGGTTGTTGGCCTGACCACGCGCGGCCAGTGCGCCCTTGAACTCCGGGGACTGGTTAGCAAGCGCCTTTTCGGCCTGCACTAGCGGGATCGACTGCCCCACCTGCGCGGCGGTCGGCAGCGAACCGGGAACGAGCGTGGGGGCTGAGCGAAGGTTCTGAGCCACTTGCGGCGCCGCATCGCCCAGCACGCGCCCGACGAAATCACGCGCAGCGCCCATGGGATTCACCAGCGGCACGCCAGCGTTGTAGATCTCCTGCCCCGCCCTGGCGATCAGCGGGAATACACCACCCGCTGCCGTGCCTAGCGCCGTCTGCGCCGTTTTCTGCTGGGCAAAGTCGCCCTGCGTTACAGGCTGTAGCGAGCCAAGGACGCTCCCCTGCAGTCCGCCAGAAAGCATCTTTTGCAGCAGCGGGAACTTGTTCGCAAATTGCGTTGCGTAGTCCGCGCCTTCGGCTATCTTGCCGCCGAGCGATGCGGGGCCGCCCACGACGAACGGAGCCACCATGCCCATGGCTGCACCCACATGGGAGGCTGCCGTATCTGGCTGCGATTGCTTGTATGCCGCTTCCCGGTCGGCCAGTCGCTGGTCGAAGTTGCGGGCCGTAGTGTCGATCATGCCGGCAACGCCGCCACGCACCTGCCCCGGCTGATCTGGCGGCCCATAGGCTGCATCGGCCGCCGACTGGATGCCGTGCCCAAGCATCTGCGCCGCACTAAGCAGGGGATCGCTGATGTAATGCCACTCGGCCATTCCGGCCTGCTTGTTGGCCGATAGCGCGCGATCCATCGCCGTAGGCGCGAACAGGGCGCGACCGTTCGCCGCTTCCTGGTCCGCCACGGCCTGCTGCTCGGGCGTCCAGTGGGGCGCTTCCTGTGCGCTCTGCAACACCGCCATGGCGTCAGGATCGGTAATGCCGGACGACGTTGCGGAAGACGCCGGAGATGCCTGCGTTGACTGCAGGATGGCCAGCGCATCCGCATCGGTGATTTGCTGAGCCATCAGTGGTTCGCCGCAGGGGTGACAGTGATGAACGGGCTCATGAACTGCATGTCATGGGCGAGCTTGACGCGCTGGGCCGGGGAGAGCGAATCAAGAATTTCCTTCTTCCCATCCGGATCGGCCGCCTTGTACTGGAACACCAGCGGATTGTTGTGCGCCCGCCAGTCGTTCTCGAAGCGATCCTGTTTGGAGTAGTCGTAGCCGTTCTGGGCCGCCCATGACTGCTGCGCGTTAGCCTTGGCAAGGTCAGCCATGTCCTGCGATTCCAAGTAGCGCGACACACTCTTCATCGCCCCGGCGAGCTGCTCGGGGTTGGTGTTGCCGTGGGCGACAGCCTCAAGCTGCGAGTCAGTGCCGGTGCCCTTCTGGCCCTGGAATCGCTGCAAGGTACCCTGCGCGATGTACTTCATCGCAACCTGGTAGTCGATGGCGCCCTTCTTGGCACTGTCGGGGATCATGGAGCTAAGGACCGGCGTGTTCATGATTACGGACAGGGCATGGTTCTGCCATTGCGTGCCGTAACCGGTTTGCACGCCGCTATCGAGCAAGCCGCGAAGGTTGTCGTAGACGTTCATGCGCGAGGCCGCGTTCTGGCCAGCATCCATGACGGCCTGGTAGCGCTGAGCGTTGGACTTCGCAACGGTGTCCTGCCCGGACGTGAAGCCAGGAGCAGGGCCGCTGATGGCGCCACCCGGAGCACCCGCCGAGGCCGGCTGCGCGCCGATATTGGCCGCCTGCAACTGCCGCTGTAGCCACGACTGCGCCACGTCGTCCGGAATACCCTCCTTGACCATTTGCGTTGCGCGGGCGGCCAACGAGGACGCAATCTGATCCGGTGACTGCGGCACGCCCTGCCCGCTAACGGCGCCCACGTAGTTGCCCTGCGTGGTGTTGACCGTTCGACCGTCCGGCCCAACGTAGCTATAGGGGGTGACGGATGCCTTGCCGCCTGCCTTGGCTGCCTCCGCAGCGCCCACCGCTTGAATGCCACCCGCCACCGGCACCTCTTGGAATTGGCCCGTTACAGGATCGCGGACCACCTGGAACCCTGGCGATACCGAGGGAAGATTGGTCAGGCCGCCGGTCTGCGGGTCGTACATGTAGCCGCCACCACGCAGCGAAGTCGGGGCGATATAGTTCTGTTTCGCGATGTTCTGCTGCAGGAGCTGGCGACCGATAGGCGAGCGCGGATCGATGCCAGCCGCGTCGAGCTGCTTCACGAAATCGGTAGGCTGCGGATAGGCGCGGTTGAGGTACTGCGTCGAGGCCGCCGAAGGATCGAACGCAAAGCCCAGCTTGAACATCGGATCTTGCGCCATGCCGTCGGCAAGATGGCTCACCTGCGGCTGCTCGGGCTGACTCGGGTCGCTATAGCTGGTGCCGGGCGTCCCGTTGCTGGAGCTGAGCATCGGGGCATTCGGCGCTGCGCCGGGAGGGGCAAGCTGGGCCGTGGCTGCGCGGGCCTGATCGGGCGTAGCAAAGTCGCCGCCACCTTGACCGATGGTGCCGCCACCCATGCTCCCATTACCCAGCACGCCCGAGATGGCACTGTTCTGCAGGCCATAACGTTGCGCCTGCAACTCGGCCATACGTGCCTGGATCGCAGCCAAGCGCGCCTGCTGCGACATGCTCACGCCCTTAGCCAGGTCCTGCCCGAAGCTGTGCGGCATCAGGGACGGGCCAGAGGCAGCCATAAGTCCCATGCCCATGTTGAACGTGGGATTGAATTGAAGGTTGCTGATCGCGCTGCTCAGGTCCGCAAGACTCATGACATGTACCCCGCAAGCGCACCGATGCCAGCACCGATCAAGCTACCGTAGTCGCCCATCCCGCTACCCACCTGACTGCCCGCCATGGCGCCGCCCAGCACGTTGCCCGCCGTGTTCTGGAACACCGGCTGCTGGTTGGTCTGCATCGCGCCGTGCTGCAGCGAGTTGATGAGTCCCATGTACTGGTTGAGGTTGTTGTAGGGCAGGTTTTGGTTGTAGTTCCACGCCGTCTGCGCGCCGTTGATGTAGTTTTGCGCCTGCTGCTGCGAGAGCGCACCGGCCTGTGCAACGCCCTGCAGGTTGGCAAGGTTGGAGGTGTTCAGCCCGCTAGCGGTGTTCGCCGCCTGCCCCATCAGTTGCCGCTCGTTGGCGTAGTTGCCGCCGTAGATCTGCGTGGCGAGCTGGTTCATTTGGTCGTTCTGGACCGGAATCGAGGCTTCCAAGTTGCGACCGGATGCGCCGAACTGGCTTGCCACGCGGTTCTGCACCGCATTGGCCGCCTGGTTGAAGGTCGAGGCCAGATACGGGTTGCTGTTCGGGTCGAGGTACTGGCCGCCCAGCGTCCTCTGTGTCTCGGCGTTGGCTGCCGTCAGCGTCGGATTGCCGCCCGTGGCAAGGTTGTTAGCTGACGTTAGGTATTGCTCCTGAATCGATGACAGCGGAGCCACGGTCGATCCGGGGTAGTACTTCGGTCCGCCCTGCTGATAGAGCTGCTGGGCCTGCCCTACGCCGTACTGGTTGGCGCTATCGAGCCAGCTAGGAAGCTGCGTGTTTTGGGTCGTGGTAACCGACTTGGGAGACGATGAACTCATGGATTACGACCCTCGAATGCCGGCGGGGGCGAGCGCCTGGGGGAGCCCGTAGGGGTTGGGGTTGGGTGCAATGCCTTGAGCGAATCCGGCATAAGGCCCGTAGGCGGGCGCTGCATCGCGCAACGCCTGCTGATTCCAGAAGCCGCCGATAGGAGCGGAGCCGCCCGATAGGGCACTCAAGCCAGGGTAGTAAGGGAGCGCGCCGGACGTGGCGATTGACGGGCTACCCACGCCATTCAATGGGCCTCCGCCAGTGGCGCCCGAGCCGCTGGTGGTCGCGCTGTTGTCGAAATTGGCGAATAGCGGGTTGTTGTCATTGTTCGACAGAGGGGCGCCCGGGCCATTACCGAGTGAGCCGAGCCCATCGAACATGCCCGTGAGCTTGCCGAACATGTCGCCAAAGAGCGGCTGGCCATGCTGTGAGTTGTAGTAGGTGTGAGCCGCTACAAGCACGGGTTTCAGCATGGGGATGGCGACCCCAGCTACGTTCTCGGCCAGCTTCGATACTACGGGGTGGTCACGCGACCACATCATGTAGTTGTCGAACCAACTGGTTGGCGCCGGCATCTGCGCCGTCACCTTGGTTGGCGCTAGATCAGTGACATGAAACGGCACACTAGGTGACCCGGCTGATGGTCCGGCACCCGCTCCCATCCCTCCGCCACCCGCATAGAAATCGATTCCGAATGGACCGCCTGACGTAATGGCGCTCACGTTAACGGGCGCCAGATCCTTAATGGATAGCGATGTGTTGAGCGTCGATGCCAAGCTGCCCGCGCCACCACTTCCAACGGCGCTAGATGGTCCACCGACGCCGGATGCATAGCCTCCGCTAAACATTCCCATATTGCCGGCGCCCGGCGTAAGCGACATGGACTGCGACGGGTCCTTATTCATCCCGAAGGTGATGGGCGCGGGGGCGCCTGGCGATGGCGTGGGAGGCATGCCCGCAACAAAAGCCACCATGGTCAGAGCCTCCGCGAATACGTGTAATCGGCAGGCGCCTGACCAAGCAGTCGACCCCACCCTTTGCGCCCGATCAGGCGAAGCTCCTTGCAGCCCATGCTTTGCGCCCAGACGCAGAACGTTTCGGCCGCCTTACCCGTCCATGCCTTAGCCGCGCTTCCACCCGCGAATTGGACGAAGCCGATGCGGCCTGCTGGGTAGTCGCACCACGAGGTGACGATGGCGGCCTGCGCCTGCGCGATGTCCGTTCCGTCGACCCACAGCACCATGCCGCCGTGCAGCAATGCGGTCAGGACGCTACGTTCGGTATGCTCGCCACCGCGCTCAACAGCCGGTTGCAGCAGCGACCATATGCGTGGCCAATGCGCCGGGATCAGCGGCGAGGCGACGGGCGTCACATGCGGCTCCGCGCGGCCTGGACGATCTCTAAGCCCTGCGCATAGGTCGTCGCGGACCCTAGCGCGGCCTTGAAGGCATGGGCGTAGCCATTGGCTCGCAGCGGCGACATGCGAGAGCGCGAGCCACGGGCCGCGAAGCTACCGAACGTCACAGGATCGTCATCGGTCTGCGTGGCGGCTACGGCGATCTGCGCCACATCGTCAGCTAGTGCTCGCGCACCGGAAACAATGGACCGCATGTTCGGCTGAAGGCGGAAGGTCTTGGTTTCGATCACCGCGCCCGCTTGAGTGCCGGTGAAGCCGCCTACCTTGTTTGCCGCATCGAAGGCTTGCGGAAGATGGGCGCTACTGCTTAAGCCTTGGAAAAGCGCATAGGTCGTGTTCGACGCATGGCTCCAACGCTGCTCCGCGAAGTTGTAGATGATGACGCTATCGCTAATGCCCGACGATGTGCTGGGGTAGGTCCAATAGACACACTGAGACACGCTATCGACCGCCGCGCGAACCTTGGTCATGTCGTAGCAGTTGGCCAAGAACCATCGATTGACCTTGCCGTAGCCGATGGGCTGCACCGACGTGCCATCGGTCGCGTAGAAGCCGTCGCCCGACAGGAAATAGACCTGCGTGCCGATCTGCGCCGCCGCTTTGCGCGTGATGAGTCCGCGCTTGCGCTCGAAGGTGTAGAACTGGAACACCACATCGCCGCCGACGTATTGCATGCGAACGATGCCACGCTCCTGGAAGATAAGCCCGAATTCCTCGCCCTGGGCGATGTACTGCACCTGCCCGTATTCGCTGTAGTTGTCCTGATAGCCGGACTGGTAGGCGCGAGCCGATTGCGTCAGCGGCGTGGGCCAGTTGGTCGGGTCGCCGATGGCGGACCACTGCACGCGATAGGGATGGGAGCCGCTCGCGTCCGTCGTATTGCCAAGCACTACGAAGTCGCGGACCTTCCCGACCACATATGCCTTCGGCGGTGATCCAGCGAGGTCCGCAAAGGCCGTGGACGATCCGATGTCGAAATCCTGCACCGGATCGACGCCGTTGGTCGCCAGTAGGCAGTCGCCGAACTGCTCGAAGTCCCACGCCTGCCCGGCGGTGTAGTTCCCCGCCTTCGATACGTCCGTGATGACGCCGGCAGCGATCTTGTAGAGATGCCCGTTGGCCTGCGCGAAGGTGACCAGCGAGACCGCGTTGTCGACCATCACCGCATCGGACGGAGCCGCAGCCAGCGCCGTGCCCGAGGTCGCCAGCGGCTGGAATAGGCGCCACGCCGAACCCGTGTAGAGCACGTTTAGTGCATCTTCAATCGGCACGGTCTGCGCGTTGAGATACGGCGAGGGCGTGCCAGGCGAGATGTTGCGGTCATCATCCGGCGACCACTCGCCGAACTGCACCACTAAGGGCTGCATCAGGCCGGCCTCATCACGCCAGGCGAGCCGCTCATGCGCTCGCGCTTGTCAGCCAGCGCAACGGCCTGGGCGATCTGCTGGTAACGCGTTTCCCAATAGCTGACCGCCTGGTCGTCCTGCTGGTACGTGCCCGCTTCCAGCATCGCCGCAGCAAAGATCAGGTCCGGGTTGTTACTGGTTAGCCAGTTGGTGGTATTGGTGCCGCTCAGGCTGGGCAGACGCGCGTAATAGAGCAGCGTGACCGGATAGCTGGCGTCCGGGTACGGACCGACGACGAAATTGCCGGCTTCGCGGGCATAGAAGCTTGGCTGCCCTTGCCCTGACTGCTGCTGATAGGTCGAACGCAGCCAGAACGGCGCCACGCGCTCCAACTCGTACAGGTAATTTCCGGTCGAGTCGGTGACGTAGAGGTTTTTGGCCTCTACATAGTCGCTCGGAACCGCGAAACTGGCATTCGTGATCGTCGCGGCGGTCGTTTTCTCCATATCGCGCACGCGCAGATCGCGATAGATGCGCGACTCGCCCATGGCAATGAGGGTTGTGACGACGGTCGAGAGGTCGGCGCGGTCCAAATAGTCCGTGATCGCACTCTGGAGGCTGGCGTAGTCGGTAATCACGCCTTAGAGCCTCGCGTTGACGGTCTTGAGCTTGGGCATTTCCAGATTGAGCTTCTGGAACAGGCGCTTTTTCGTGTCCTCGTTGAGGTTGAAAAGGTCGATTCCGTCCTTCAGCAGATCCAAGTACAGAATCGGCGGGATCGAGGCCACGTGGTGCATGAAGCCCTTCCGGAACTTGCCCGTCTCGTCGCCGTTCTGGCGCAACGCATGGCACGCGTCGAGGTGGTCATCGAGCACGGCCTCGCGCTTGATGACCAGGTTTCCTTCCGGATCGAAGCGATACCGCTCCGTCATAGAGCGGTTCACTTGGAAAGCTCCACGATGTTCAAGTTGCCCGTGGCCGAGCCGTCCTGGATCACTGCCACCTTGTCGCCAGGGCTGACCTTGAAGTACTCCCCCGTGACGTTAGCCGCGATGAGCGCAGACGAGGCCGTCGCCGTGGGATTGGGACCGGTTTCGATGTGGCATGCGCCGGTCGCCACCACGCGAATGGCGTAGGTCTGCGAGCCGACTGCCGCAGATTGAACAGACGCGGCTCCAATGGCCACGTTCTTGCCCGTGCCGGCCAGCAAGTGGCTGAAATCGTCAAAATCCATGGTTCACTCCAAAAGAAAAGGGCGCCCCGAAGGACGCCCTTGAACACCACCAGTGAGTGGATGGATCAGCTCAGGTCGTAGACGGCCGCATGGGCCTTCTCGTTGGACATTTCCAGCGTCCATTCCTGCAGGATCTGCACCTTCTCGCTGTCGCCGGTCTTGGCCAGCGGCACCTTCTGGAACGGGCGCAGATAGGCCAGCTTCACGTAATCCGGATGGATCAGCGTGATGGTGCCCGCCGCCTGGAAGATCGACGGAACGATGGTCACCTCACCAAAGTCCGACACGTAGATATCGAACGCGGTATTCAGCTTGCGACCCTGCAGCTCCACAAAGCGCGTGCCGTTGCCCTGGAACGCCGAGATCTGCTGCTTCTGCTTCGGGTAGGCGAAGGCCAGCTTCGGAATCTGGCCGGTCGCCTGGAACGCCGAGAGCAGCACGCCCTGCAACATCGATTCGGTCAGGGCGCGGGCCGTACCCGCCGTGCGGGTATTGGAACCATCGCCCGTCGGGTTGGCACCCGTCGCGCCGAAGCTGGTATTGGTCTTCAGCCACGCAGGCAAGCCCGCCGAGACGCCGGCAACGCTGGTCGTCGGAGCGGTGCGCGCGTGGTTGTCGAAGATCGACGCTTCCACGTCGCGCTTCAGCTCCTTGACCTTCTTGAGCAGCTGATAGCCCATCTTGCCCACGGTGCCCGCCGAGTTGACGGCCGAGTTGGTGCCGGCGATCTGGGCGGTGTGCGCGCTGATCTGCGTGTAGTTGCCCAGACGGACAGCGGCGGTCAGCGCATCGGCGCTGGCGTCATCACCCTGGATGTGGGCGTTGGCGGCGTTGGGCGACGCGAACGCATCGGTCAGCCACTCGTGGTAGGTGTTGGTTGCCTTGCCCTTCTTGAGGGCGGTCTGCAGCACGGTCACGTCGGGATCGACGTTGAAGACCATGTTGGCCAGGTCTTCACGGTTGCCGACGACGGAAACCGACTGAAAGGTATTGCTCGGAACGGCCATGGAAGGCTCCTAAACTAGAGGGATTCGAGGAAAGCGGCCTGGGCGTCGCTATCGCCTTTGAAGGCGCGTTCGCGGATGCCCTTAAGGCGCGCGGCATTCGTGCCGAGGGATTCCTTCGGAGAAGGCTTCTGCATCGTCGGGGCGACCTTCAGCTTGGCGCTGATGTCGGGCTTCTTCGATGCGATCTGCTGATAGCGGGCCGCATCTCGCGCCACCTTGAACACGACGGGGTCCATCTCGACGGCGTCGAAGTTCTTATCGTCCGCACCAATCGACTTGAGGTAACTCTTGATGTCCGCGAGCGCGTTGCCGTAGCTCACGTCATCGGCCAAGTCGGGGTTCTGCGAACGGATCGTCTCGATAGCCTTGGGACGGGTCGTCTCACGCAGTTGCGTGATGTTCTGCTGGTAGTGCTGGGCCAGCGCCTGCTTCTGCTGCACGATCTCGCCGTGCGCCTGCTGGAATCGCAGTTGCAGTGCGCTGTACTGCGCGGGGTCGACCCGATAGAGCGCGTTCCAGTCGATGCCCTGGTACTCCTGGGCCAACTGGCGCTCCTGGTTGTCGATCACGGAACCGGCCATCTGGATCTTCTGCTGCCAATCGTTGCGCAGTTGGACCTGTTCCGCCTCGAACGCTTTCTGCTTCTCCGACAGCTCGATGCTTTTCCGATTGACGTGCCCCTCCAACTGATTGATCTTGATGATGTCCTGCAGCGTGGCGTCTTTCTCCTCGCCATCCACCTTGAGCTTGACCTTCAGGCCGAGCAGATCGCTCAGCTCGACGCCCGACTCTTTGGCGAACTGGTCCAGATACTCGATGCTGCTGGCCTGGGCTTC